GTTAAATACCCACATAGCAGACCTACCCCCACCTGTAAGCGACACGGGGCTAATTTTATCGTAAACGGACACCGTTTTACGAGGTTAACTTATGGAGAATAAAAATTGAAGATAGTAGATAACCGTGCACTGTTACTTAACCTGAGATCACCCGGGCGGGTTACGAGTGTTATACCAAAGAGTAAGAAGTTATCAGAACATGAAGTATTAGTTAATTGGGGAGTTGATGAAGTGCAAGTATTACGTAACATAGGTATCAATGCGCCTTCACCTATTGAAGGTAAGTATGAGTGGACAGGTAGATACGATCCATACGAACACCAAAAAGCCACAGCAAGTTTCTTTACACTAAATAAAAAATCATTTTGTTTTAACGAGCAGGGTACAGGCAAGACAGCTAGTGCTATCTGGGCATCAGACTATTTATTAGAGCAAGGCAAGATAAACAGAGTGTTAGTTATATGCCCTCTATCTATTATGGAGTCAGCATGGCGTAACGACCTGTTTAACTTTGCTATGCACCGCAAGGTAGATGTAGCGTATGGTTCAGCCAAGAAGCGTAGAGAGATAATTGAAGGTGACGCTGAGTACGTGATAATAAATTATGATGGTGTGGAGATTGTACAAGACGCTGTTGCAGATGGTGGTTTTGATCTAATTATTGTAGATGAAGCTACACACTATAAGAATGTACAGACCAAACGGTGGAAGACACTAAACAAGTTAGTAGGTAAAGATACTTGGTTGTGGATGATGACAGGTACACCTGCGGCACAGAGTCCAACCGATGCGTTTGGTATAGCCAAACTTGTAAATCCAACAGCCCTACCAAGATTCTTTGGGTCTTTTCGAGATCAAGTCATGGTAAAGGTGACAAACTTCAAGTGGATACCAAAAGATGACGCTACTGACAGGGTACACCGAGTCTTACAACCTGCAATACGTTACACCAAAGAAGAGTGCCTAGACTTACCACCTATGGTTTATGTTAAGCGTGAAGTCGATATGACGGCACAACAAAAGAAATACTACAAAGAATTAAAAAGTAAGATGATTATGCAAGCGGCAGGTGAACAGATCACTGCGGCTAATGCGGCAGTCAACATGAACAAGCTATTGCAAATATCATCTGGGGCTGTATATGCCGATAATGGTGATGCACTAGAGTTTGATATAACTAAAAGATATAAGGTGTTGCGTGAGGTCATTGATGAATCAAGTAAGAAAGTTCTAGTCTTTGTACCTTTTAGGCACACCATACAGTTACTCACTGACAAGTTACGCAAAGATGGTATAGCTACAGAAATAATTAATGGTGATGTACCTGCGGCAAAACGTACTGATATATTTAAACGCTTTCAAGAACAAGACGATCCCAAAGTTTTAGTAATTCAACCACAGTCTGCGGCACACGGTGTAACGCTTACAGCGGCAAACACTGTGGTGTGGTGGTCGCCCACCAGTTCGTTAGAAACGTACGCGCAAGCGAATGCTAGGGTGCACAGATCAGGTCAGGATCAAAAGTGTACAGTTGTCCATCTACAAGGATCTTACGTAGAGAAACGTGTTTACACATTATTGGACAACAGAATAGACATACACACAAAGATGATTGACTTATATAAAGAAATACTTGACTAGTACACAATAATACGCTATTTTGGCTGTCCCTTTTGTAAAGGAGCGTAAGATGAGTGAAGAAAAGTTGACTGCTGAGAAGCTAACTACTGTTTATTTGAAGATAAAAGATAAGCGTAGCGAGTTATCAGCAGAGTTTAAAGAGAAAGATGCTGAGTTATTAGATCAGTTAGACAAGGTCAAAAAGGCTTTGTTGGAATACTGTGAAGAGCAAGGTGTCGATAGTGTAAGGACTTCTGCGGGATTGTTTTATCGTTCTGCCCGTACGCGTTACTGGACTAGTGATTGGTCTTCGATGCATGAGTTTATACTTGAGCACGAAGCACCTGAATTGTTAGACAAACGTGTTAATCAGGGCAACATGAAACAGTTTTTAGAAGAGAACCCAGACCTTGTACCTAAAGGTCTTAACGTAGATTCTGAATACGTTGTTTCAGTGAGGAGAAAATAATGTCAGATAATTTTGTTCCAATCGGTGAAGTGGCCGATAAGTTTAGTGTATCCAAACATACTGTTAGACAGTGGTTGCGCAAAGGCAAGATACCCGAAGATATGTATGTAAAGATCGGTAACACCTATCGTTATAACCTTCAAGGGATTGAAAACACTTTTTTGAGTACCAATAAAGAAGTATCGGAAGTGGTAGAAGATGCTACTAGCGAGTTCGAGTTTGGTACTGAAATGCTAGATGAGGACTTCTAGTGAGAAGGTTAAGCATACGTGGTGGTGAGTTTACAGAAATCTTTGATGACAAACAAAACGTCATTGGGAAGAGCGTAGACGTAATCATTGTGAATGCCGCGCCTGTATCCAGATCATACTTTGGCAATGAGTTTGACCCTAACAAGTCTACTGCGCCAGTGTGTTGGTCTGACGATACACAACGACCATCTCCAAACGTATCGGAAGGTAACGTGCAATCACGCAGGTGTATGGATTGTACACAGAACGTACGTGGTTCTGGTGAGAATGGTGGTAGGGCTTGTCGGTTTCAACAACGACTAGCTATTGTGTTCGAGGGATACCTCGATGAAGTGTATCAGTTGCAGATACCTGCCAGTACAATTTTTGGTAAGGAAGTGAATGGTAATATGGGTATGCAAGCCTATGCCAGACACCTATCTTCACATGATATGTCAATACTTGCTGTCGTTACGAATATTAGATTTGATGAAGACAGCGTTGTTCCAAAACTTTATTTTAAACCTGTTCGACCAGTGAAAGCTGATGTGGGTGTCAAGCTAGCAGAGATGGTGGTGCACGAAGATACTAAACGTGCTATCACAACATTTGTCCCTGTAACTAGTGAACCATCTCCGTTTGGCAAAGTGGAAGGTGGGTTTGATATAAATGCAAACTAAGGTAATTTAATTATGGCTAATACAAATAGCAGTTATATTATAGAAAACGTTGAGGCTCTTTGGCCTCGTATCAATAAACCATATCGTTTTGATAACGCAGAGAATCGCACTGTACCGTGTGATGCGTTTGACGATAACGCCAAGTACGAGATTAAGGTCCGTATGACTAAAGATCAAGCTAAGGCTTTGTATCTTGAGATGTGCAAGGCGTATGAAGCACGCAAAGAAAAAGGGTGGCCTGAGAAAGTTGATAACCCATTCACCAAAGATGACGAGGGCATGTATGTGTACAAAGCGTCGTTGAAAGGTGCGTATGGTAAAGAGGCTACACTTAAACCTGTACAAGTGGACTCAAATGGGAGTAAACTACCAGAAGATTTCATGTTAACCACAGGCAGTACAGTCAATGTGGCTGTAATCTTTGTGCCATACAACATGCGCGAAGCGGGAATCTCACTACGTTTGAAAGGGGTACAAGTAATTAAGTATGTGCCTATGGAATCTAGCACGCCATTCGGTAAGGTTGAAGGTGGCTTTACATTCCAAAAAGATGATAACCCTTTTGAGGTTGTTGAAGCTAAACCTACTAACAATGTTATTGAAGGTGAGTTTGGTGATACACCTGAACCAAAGAAAGTCAGTAAAAAAGCAACACCGAAACCAAAAAAGACTGACGCTGATCTTGCTTCAATCGTAGACGACTGGGACGACTAGTCCCACAACAATAGCTAGCTTTTGCGAAAAGGGGGCAACCGCCCCCCTGCTATCTCCACCCTCGAAATTAGGAATGTAATATGAACGCAGATGTATTTCTGAAAAAAGTATTGGGGAGCGAAGGATACTACTGCTTATTTGCGTACAAATTGGGTAATGACAAGTTAACTCAAAAGTTTTATAAGACCGTAGAAGAATTAGATGAAGCGGCAAAAAGTTTAGATGCAAAGGGTTACAATGCATACTATGGGTTGGCTACTTTTACAGAGTCAGGTTCTCGAAAAGTAAGTAATGTAAAGCAGTTAAAATCTTTTTTCTTAGATTTGGATTGTGGTGAAACTAAAGACTACCCAAATCAAAAAGAGGCGTTGCAAGCACTACAAAAATTTTGCAAGGCGCTAAAATTACCAAAACCTTTACTAGTAGATTCTGGTAGGGGGGTGCACGTTTATTGGTTACTCGATGAAGAAATAGGAACTGATGAATGGGTTCCAGTAGCGGAGCGCCTAAAGAAGCTATGTAAAGAACATGGCTTACTAGCTGACCCTGCTGTTACAGCAGATGCGGCTCGTGTATTGCGTATACCACACACGCATAACCATAAATCTAGTCCACCAACAGAAGTAGGATACTTTGGTACACATGTACCAGAACCTATTGATTTAGAAAGGTTTTCTACTCTGCTTGGTATGGACGCTATACCTGAACCCAAAAAACTAGAGCCGTTACCTAACAGTGCGTTGATGGATACGCTGATGGGTAACAAGCAGTTTAAATTTAAAGACATCATTACTAGAGAATCTAGCTGTGCGCAGTTGGTTGATATAGTAGTAAATCAGGACGAATGCAGTGAGCCTATGTGGCGAGCAGGACTATCTATTGCTAAGTTCTGTTCTGATGGCGACAAAGCCGCACATGTAATGTCTAAGAATCACCCTGAGTATTCAGCAGAAGAAACACAGGATAAGTTTGATAAGATTAAAGGCCCATACCTATGTCATCACTTTGATGAGTTTAAGCCTGATGTATGTACAGAATGCCCACACTGGGGCAAGATAAAATCACCTATATCGTTGGGTGGTAGCATAAGAGAAGCTACCGAAGAAGATAATATAGTAGAAGCACCTGCGTTAGATTTACCAGATATGCCAACTACTACCTATGTAATTCCGACATACCCTAAGCCATACATACGTGGCGCTAATGGTGGTGTATACATACGCACTACTGACGAAGAGGGTGATCCTACTGAGGAACTTATATACCACAACGACATATATGTCGTGAACAGAATTGTAGATGTGGATCTTGGTGAAGTTGTGGTAATACGTTTACACCTACCACAAGATGGTGTGCGGGAGTTTACAGTTCCTCTTACAGCAGTAACTTCAAGAGAAGAATTTAGAAAGCAAATGTCCATGCAAGGCGTGGCAGTAACAAAGATGGATAAACTTATGACTTATATGACTACTTGGATTAACGAGTTGCAAGCTACCACTAAAGCTGACAAGGCTCGTACCCAGTTCGGTTGGACTGATGATAATCACAATGCGTTTGTTGTAGGCAATCAAGAAATATCAAGAAATGGTGTTAAGAGTAATCCACCCTCTCAGGCAACAGCAGGGTTGATGGGCGCATTTAAACCTAAAGGTTCTTTAGAACAATGGAAAGATATGGCTAACTTTTATAACCGCGAGGGTTTTGAGTTACACCAATATATAGTGGCAACTTCTTTTGGTTCCCCATTGATGGCACTCATGCCTGTAGCATGTTCGGGCTTCCACGTTCATAGTAAGGACACTGGACTAGGTAAGACCACTGCTATGTACGTAGGAGCGTCTGTTTGGGGTAATCCAAAGCAGTTAGTTGTAGATGCAAAGGATACTCGCAACTCAGTTATGTTGCGTGGTGAGGTGTATAAGAACCTACCTTTATATATTGATGAGTTAACAAACGGTAAAGGTGAGCAGTTATCTGACCTTGTCTATCAGTTAACTAGTGGTAAGCAACGTAACAGGATGGCAGGTAATTCTAATACAGAAAGAACTCGAGGTGAACCGTGGAGTTTGTTATCTATATCTACAGGTAACACTAGTGTGATAGAACGTATAAGCACTTTTAAGAATGCTCCGAAGGCCGAAGCGGCTCGTATGCTAGAAACAAAAGCTGTGAAATTATTTGATGAGTCTAAGACTAAACACCTTACAGATGCATTTGCTGTGCGTGCTGAAAATACATACGGTACGGCAGGTGTCTTATATATGCAGTGGGTTATGGACAACATAGAAGAAGTACAGCGGTTGTTGAGAGAAGTACAACAAAAGATAGACGAAGCGGCAAAACTTACAGCACAAGATAGGTTTTGGTCAGCGGGCGCTACTGCCGCAGTAACTGGCATGTTGATAGCCAAACGTATAGGGTTGATTGAGTATGACAACGAGAGTTTCTTTAAGTATGTACTCGGGTTGTTACATGAGAACAAGGCTTCATCTAATGATTTAATATCTTCTACGGCAGACGTATTGAATGACTTTGTGCATGAGCATTGGGGTAGCATACTAAAAATTAAAAGCACAGATGACATGCGCAAATCACAAGGTAACGGCCTAGATGATTTAGTTATACCTGAGTCTGACCCACGCGTTAGGTTAGTGGGTAGATACGAGACTGACGTTAAGAAGTTGTATCTAATACCTAAAGTATTGAAAGCATGGTGTGGAGCACAACAGATAAACTACAGTTCTTTGATACAGGAACTCAAGGATAGGTTCAAAGGTAAGGCTATGAAGATAAGACTTACTAAAGGTACGTCAACCAAGATGCCTTTGGCACATGTACTATGTATAGATTGTTCTGAAGTTGACTTAGAAGAAGATGCTGAAACTTGATGATATAGCACCTGATGGCGTACGTATTATCGTACACTGGGATAAGATGGGCGTTGGAGCGTCAGTCTTTGTGCCATGCATCAATGCTCGTAAAGCACGGGAACAAGTTAACGTGATATTCAAAAGAAAGGGCTGGAAATACAAAGCCCTAACCACCATAGAGAGTAACAAGTTAGGTGTACGCTTTTGGAGGATCGTGTGATATTATAGGAAAAGAAGTAACTTCCTCCCCTTGGTTGCTTCTTTCACTCCCTTACTCCCCTTTGTTTCGAGGCATTGGGGAGTTTTTTTTAGAACTGATCGTACTCTTCTCTACTACGCTCTAATACATATCGCATTGAAGGAGCCACGGTTACACCGTTGTGCATACTTCTTGTAGTTTTAACGTGCGACTTCATAGATCTTAATATAGATGTAGATGTTATCTGCACCGTAGGATGCTTCTGATTGAACTCACGCATCTCCTTGCGAACCTTTTCCATATCTCTATAATCTGAGAATCTTGCCGCTAAGTAATACCGTTTATGTAAGTCAGATCTTTTCTGACGTACTGCATCAGTAACACGCTGATCTCTAGCATTTTGCTCTACACGGAACGTATACTCTGTAGGAGCAAAGCCTAAGAACTTGGATGCTATTTCTCCAAACCCTATGTCCTCGTATATAAAGTCTCCCCTACGAGTCATAATACCTTCGTCCATATAGAATCTTACTGCCTGTAATGCGTTACCTGCACCTGCCGTTGGTATCATAGCTTCTAATGCACGTTGATACTCGCCCTTAGCTATGTCATTTATACCACGATCAAATCTTTTTACTGTACTAAATGCTGGGCCACCAACGTAATATAGCAACGACTCTTCGATGGATGGGTCACGCATATATCTGTTGTGTTGGAATAACAAGTCTGTAAGTTTTACCCTAGCTGCTACATCCATACCTGTAAACGTAGACAAAGGCCCTTTGAATCCTAACTCACCAAATGTCTTACGAACCATTTCGTCAGCAGTGTCTTCGTCATCGTCTCTCATTAAGTCAAACAGCATTGTAATAACACCATACAACGGTACGCCACCAATACCCGCAAACATTAATGCAGAGAAATGTATACCGTACAACTGTTGCCGTGCTATAGCACGTTGTTCTTTAGAGTAATTTTTGAACACCAAATTAAATGCTATGCCCGCTGACTTGAGCATACTGTAGTACATCTGTATACCGTAGGTCTTATACATAAATGCTACCCTACCAATACCTTGCTTGGATAGAGCAGGTGCGGTTTCTAGTCTGCCACCAGAGTTTACTTCTTGAGTGTTCCACAACGCATCTTCAGAGGCTAACTCTTGCATAGCAGCTTCACCTAGATTTGTTACATCAATCTCTTCACCTCTAGATGGACTAAAGTATTTTTCTTTAGCCTCTTTCTTATCTCTCATTTGTTTTATGGCTAAGTTAAAAGACGATATTAATGTTGTTTGAGTATTAAACCGTTCCGCTGCTTGGAAGAAAAATGCAGACATGTGCCCCATTCTATCCATAAATCCTGCACGTTCATTTATACCTACTTCCTGTAATGTGTCAGCAGTGGGTAGCTTACCCCGCATGTGTGCCATTTTAATTAGCGGGGTTATAGATTCTAGATCTTCTATACGTTGATTGGCTTCTTTCTCAGTAGCAGAATTGTTACGTATGTCTCGCTTAATGCTTTCCTTGAGTGTATACGTAGCGCCCTGTCCTTCACCATTTATATCATAGTATTCTATTATGCTAGCTTTTGACGACCCTACTATCCTACTAGCTTTAGTAAACGCGGCAGTAACCTTATCAAGACCGTAGCGTGGAGCCATCATAGGTATAGCGAACAAAGGTATTTGAGATAAGTTAACCAGAGCGGATGAGAAGTTAAGACCTAGAGTATAGATAAACGCTATTTGGTTTGCTTTCTTAAAGTATTCTTCTAAGCCTTTGTTGTTCGCTCCTTTTGTAGCAAAGTTAGCATGTTCATTCACTAGTACATCAGCTACCGCAGTTACGTTTTCATTGTTCTCTTCTTTTGCTATAGCTCCTATGTCATTAACCACTGCACGTATCTTAGCCGCACTTTCTAACTTAGCTGATTGCGAAGCTAATGAATATGCTTTGTTTTCTAGTGCAGTCTTAGCATCTTTTATATAACCAAATCTATTCAGACGTTTCTGTAAGCTCTTAGCGTAAGACGTTTCTGGTAACGAATTAACATACATACTCAGTATCTTGTCTTGTATTTCCTCGGGCACACTACCTTTTTCTAGAGTCTCAAGTATATCTGCTACAAAAGAACCGCTAGGAGCAGCACTATATATGCTTCTAGGTATATCACCTTCAAATACTTTTTCAGAACCAGTAACTACATCTGGGTTGTCGGGTATGTCTCTTATGAACGCATCTCTTTCTGAGACATTCTTAAACATAAAGAATGCAGGTTCTTCTCTAGTAGTGCCATCCTCATTTTTTATTACCTGAGTTACAGCTACTTTAAACTTACCTTCGCGCACCAATGGGAAATAAATCTCCATTTGCTGCCTAGAAAACAGTCGTTTGTCCATTCTGGATGCTACCTTAGATACTACGTCTTCGTTTACACCTTCTTTTGCACCCTGTGATCTCATTTCAATGCCAAGTGCTTTACGAAGTATCTTCCATTGATTTTGGTACAACCCGCGCATAGTAGTAAATTGTTCTAGCACAGCTCTTCTAGCCGCAGGACTAAGATTTGCTAGTTGTCTATGTTGAGCATCCCATATCTCATCTAACTTGTTGCCACTATCATCAGTTCTACCCGCATAGTCGCTTCTAGGTCTAGTGGGATCTACTTGATATATAGTAGCACCATAGTTTTCATTATAAATTATTTGGTCTAGAGCACTCTTAGCGTTATCACCATGCTTTTTAATAAACTCTTTCAGTCCATTGTGTACTAGGTCAACAGAACGCTTGTACTGTTCAAACAGACCTTGTTGGTTCTCAATAACTTGTAATAACTTGTATGCCGCCGCACCCAGTTTTGGGCTAAGTTTTCTGGACATATCTACAAGAGACTGTAAGTTCATAGCCATAGCTAAACTTTTAACAGCAGCAACTTTTGGTTTTTTGTTTAGTATGTAATCAACTATAGCCTTTATTGGCCCTTGCAATCTAGCGCCTGCGGTATTAGTAGCTTTACTTACAGCCTTAGCAATAGAAAGCGGGTCTTCAAAATTGTGTACGTAGTTATCAGGAGTCGGAGTAAGTATGGTGTATATCCACTTATCTGTAGCGTCCAATGCAGAGCCAGAAGAGGCAGCAAGGTCGCCCCTAAAGATTCTAAATATATCTCTTATGTAGTTAACAAATCTTTGGAACGCTGACACTATCTTGTTGTTGCTGTAGTCAAACGGAGTAGCAGCTAGTTGTGCTCTAAACTCAGGATTAGTAAATGCCTCTGCAACAAACTCTCTTAAATTCTTAGCTGCATAGGTATTTTGTAGCATACCTTTTTCTTTCATGGTCTCATACAAACCATTTAGCTTTTTAACTATTGGGTTGTTTGGATTCTCGTTTATAAATACCGAAGTGGCTGCGTGGGTAGCTTCATGTAAAATTACATGTACAGTCGTAGGGTAGTCGTTGTTTATAACTATAGAGTTAGTGCTCGAGAAGAACGAACCATACTTTATTTCTCCGGGTTTGGGGTTGATAGATCTTCTTCTCATACCCTCTGTATTATCTGTAGTTATGGTGGTGTTACCCATATTTCTTTCTAGTGCACGGACAATAGCTTTCATGCGAGGAGTCTTAATGTCTTTCGCTACCTGTCTTAGTAAACCTTTTAAGTCGCCTCTATCAAGAAACTCCTTGGCCTTAGCAGAAATAGTCTGCTTAAACGCTTCGGTTGCTTCTAAGTCTATGTCGAATATGGTTAGAGCATCGGAATCTATTTTAGCCTGTACTTCAGCCGCTTCTTTTATTTCGCTAAGCGTAGCTTTCTCTAATTCTTTTTTACCTAGTAACGCGTATGCGCGTTCAAGAGATAGCCTATCAATCTTATCTTTAAACTTGCTTTCCAACTTCATAAGAAGTGTATTTTTGTCCAGATTTTCTATGGCTGCTTTTAATTCTTTCTTGCCTTCAATCTGATCCTTTCTTTTCTGCTCTACAGCCTTCAAGTTAGCTTTAGGCTTACTGCTATTCTTAGCATGTACCTTAGCTTTCTCATAGTTAGCTTTAATAGTAAGATCTGACTCTGGATTATTCAGTGCGTCATTTACGTTGTCATCAGCTATCTTCTTAGCTTTAGCCGCTCTAGCCTTCTTACTAGCAGGTTTCTTAGTGTCTTCTGCTACAGCACTGGTATCAGCAGTCGTAACCGCCGCTTGTTCTTCAGCTTCTTTTTGCCTCTTCTCTTTCTCTAAGCGTTTTTGTTCAGCTACTCTAGCCTCTTCTGCTTGTTTAGCCTCTTCCTCTCGTTTTTGTTCCGCAGTTGTCGTAGTCTCTGACTCTACAAGTAACTTTTTCTCAGTACGAACAGCATCGTTTTTCTGCTTTCGTAAGCGTTTTACTTCAGCGCCTATCTGCGAACGCATCTCTTTACTAAGATTTTTATTTATCCATCGAGACACGGCATCAGTATTTGCGCCAGAAAGACCTTTTAGTACGTCACCCGCAGCATCGCCTTCAAATAGTTGAGTCCTATCAGGGTCAGCCTTCTCATGTATGTAGTTTGTAAGAGCATGTAGCGGGGAGTCGAACTTACTAAAGTATTCTGTTACCTTGCGTAAATCATTTAAGTCTTTATTTTGTGTTGTGCCTGTAGGGGCAGTCTTAGATACTGATTTTGGCTTTTGTATTTTAGACACACCATCCATAACAAACATGTCGTTCTTATAATTTGAATTAGTTCGTGGGTCTAATGCGTCAGTTGTTTCTCTAAAACGTATTTTCTTATTTTTTCTAAGTGTGGGAAGCGTTCTAGTAATTATAGGTTTTTTGCCCGCAGGTATAGCAGACTCAGCAGGTTTTTTGTCTTTTACGTTCGCTTCTTTTTGTCGTGGTTGCGCAGCACGTTGACGTTTAAACTCGTCAAAACTTATAAAGTCACGCTTCTTACTTTTCTTTGCGCCAACCCTTTCTAGTGTAGGCTGCTCTCTTCCCTCTCGTCTAGCAGGCTCTCTAGCACTATCGACACCACTGTCCAGTCCTCTTTGCTCAGGCTCTCCAGTTCTTTCGGTATCCGCAGGCTGTCTTCCGACCACGCCCTCGCTACTACCTTGAACGCCTTTTCTACCTGTGTCTGCGACAGGTGCTCCATCAGTTTGCTCTCTAACATCATCAGGCTCCGGATTTAATGTTTTTATAGGCTGCCCTTGTTGAACCGCAGATCCGGGAAGGGGCGGCCCTGCTTTTGGTTCTTCCTTTTTAGCATCCCTACGTCTTCTACGCAAGATGGTTTTTAGGCTTGTATTTTCAACGCTAGACAGATTAGTATCTCTGAACCCCTGTTCCGCTAGAGCTTTAGCAAAGTTATTTCTAATTACATTAAAGTCACCAGTAGTATCTTCCTCAATTACTCTGTTGAGGATGAATCGTCTAGCTATAGCAGTTTTTGATTGTACCTGTGAGTCGCGTCTTCTATCTAGTATGCCTGTTTTACGGGCTTTAGTTTCTTCTGTTTTCTTTTCATCAGCCTTAGTTTGCGCAGCTTTCTCAGCATCTTCCTCGGCTTGCATGCGGTCTAGTTCTTCTTCTTCCGCTATTCTATCTACAAGGTCGATTGTCTTTGTGTCATCTGTAGCACGCACTCTTTTTTCTTGCGCTTCTCTTTCTGCCATTTCAGCGACGGGTCGAGATACTCCGTCCACACGCATGCGACGTTCTACTCTATCTTCAAATGACTCTTTCTCTTTTCTTTCTTTTTCTTCTCGTTCAGCTTTCTCTTCCGCTTCCATACGAGCTAGTTCAGCTTCATCAGGGTCTTTCTTGCGAGCTTCTTCAGCTTTTTCTTCTTCTTCCATACGAGCTAGTTCG